AGGATCTCGACAACCGCTTCGAGGATCGGCTTGAGTGCGTTGACCAGGTCAACGATAACCGGCAGGATTGACTTGACAATATCAATCAGCGGCGGCAGGATCGTCTTGAGCAAATCTGAGATGACCGGCAGGATTGCATTTACAATTTCAGTCAGCGGCGGGAGCACTGCCTCCAAGAGATCAAAGATCGGCGGGAGCAGAGTCTCGGCCAGGTCAAAGAGCATCGGGAGCATGCTCTCGAGAAAAGTCTCCAAGCCAGGGCCGATCTTATCAAAGAGCTTTTGAAATCTCGGCATAAACTCAAGGATCTTATCCGCAAGTTTCTGCACGATCGGCATCAAAGATGTGCCGAGGTTAGTACCGAGCGCCTTGAAGGACTTCTTTACATCGTCCATCGTATCGCCGAGCTTAACCCCGGCATCCACAGCCTCATCACTCATGACAAGCCCGAGGTCATGCGCCCTTTGGGTTAAATCTTTAATCGCCTGTCCGCCCTGGTTAAGCAGCGGAGCAAGCTCTGAGCCGCTCTTGCCCAACAGCTCCTGCGCAAGCTTAGCGCGATCCGCGCCCTCGTCCATATTGGCAAGCGCCGTGATAGTATCGTAGAGGATATCCTCCTGCGACCGGAGTTTTCCGGACGAGTCCGTGACAGCAATCCCAAGCTTTCCAAGGGCGGTCTTGCTCTTATCCGTTGCGCCCTGTGTTTTGAGGATCTGAGTGTTAAGGGACTTCATCCCGCTTTGGAGCAGATTGACATCCATACCGTTCTGCCCCATGACGTAAGCCCACTCCTGATAAGCCTTCTTTGAGATGCCTATCTTTTGGGACATTTTGTCTATCTCATCAGCGGTCTCGGCAGCGCTGGAAGTAAGCTTAACCATGGCCCCCGCTGCAGCCGCTGCACCCGCCACAACTACTCCTGTAGCTTTAGCCGCACCTTTCAGGCCCTTTCCGACCTTGTCAAGCGCACCCTTAAGCTTGTCAAAACGCTTAGTATCTGCAGTTTTGTTCAGCGCGCTGTTGGTCTCTTTGGCTTCCTTCTCCAGCGTGTTCATCTGCGAGGCAGTCTTAGCCACCTCTGCCTGAAGCGCATCATACTGGCTCTTTGAGATCGTCCCATCTTCCAGAGCCTTTGCAGCGTCCGCCGCTGCCTTTTTCTCAAGTTCAAGCTTCTCTTTGGTCTGCTCGATAGCGGTGTTAAGGATTTCCTGCTTTTTCTTGAGTGTTTCGACATTTCCCGGATCAAGCTTAAGCGCCTGATCAACCGTCCTGAGGCTCTTTTGAGTGAGCGACAGCTCCTTGTTAACATCACCGAGGGATTTGACAAGTCCGGAAGTCTTACCCTCTATCTCAATTGTGATCCCTTTGATTGTTCCGGATGCCATATCATCACCTCATCAACTTATCTATATCTGCCTGAGTGGCTATATAGTCCCACTCCTCTTGATCGTTCAACCGCTCAATCGTCATATCGAGGATATCTCCAATCGTGACTATTTCGAGCTCGTCAAAAGACAGACTTAACTCTTTCGCCCTAAGCATCAAAAGCGCAACAGTAAAGGGCCTTACTGTTGGCCTTCCGGGTTTTTTGCTCGAGTAGACGTCTGCTCGGACGTAACCCACAGGTTGATACCTTCCGGGATGATCTCTGACGTCATCTCCTGGATGGAGTAGCCCGCCAACCACTCCGGAAACTCGTCCATCGTGGAGTTAAGAGCTTCCCTCGTTGACTTAGTAGCCTGGAGATGCATCACATATATGATCATCTCGAAGCGCTCGATCTGATCAAGCAACAGCCCGTCATCAATATTTGTTTCCGTGAAATACTTGAGCATATCAAAACTGCACATCCGCTTAACTATAAAAGGTGTTGCAGCGTTGCATTCCAACGTAAGCGCACCGGCGCTTGTTTCAATTGTTCGTTTCATGGCTTCCCTCCCTAAAAAAGAAGAGCCCAAGAAATCATCCTGGGCTCAGTTGTCAGTTATTTCATTAGCTGGTATAAACATCCGTATACCAGTCATCATATGCTTCTCCATCCGCGTCAACGAAAGCTTTCACTTTCTGATCATCCGGACGCGGAGTAGCTGTGATATTAACGGTCTCGGTCTGTACTTCGGTAGAATCCGCCTTGGTCTGTCCAGCTACGGAAGGACGAGCCAACGAGCAGCGGTAGAACAGGAAACGCCTGCCGCTCTCATCCATCTGGAACTCAAACATCAGAGCGATGTACTTCTTGACATCTTCAGTTGTCTCGGTTACAACACCGTTTGCATCCTTGTCCTGTCCCATAACAGATGTAAGAACATCTTCCGGGATAAGAGCAGACTCAAACGTTCCGGAGTATCCGGAGTTGTTTCCGATTGTGTAGTAGACGCCATCGTCAGCATGGAACGGAGTATCGTCTCCACTCGGATCAAGCGAGATATTGACAGCGCCGGGCCAAGCCTTAACGGTTCCATATGTGGAAGTTACAGCGCCGGTTGTGCTGTCCGTGGTCTCCGTAACCACTGCGTAGTGGACATTTTTCAGCCCAAACTTAACTTTCTTCATCTTCAAATTCCTCCATCGTGTATATAGTGAGATATGCATCATCATCAAGCTCGAAACTTGTTGTGGATGTCCAAAAGAGGCCCATTTCCGTGAGCTTAGCATCTACGGCTGATTCAATTGCCGGATCCACCGCGTAAAGATTAACTGTGATGGTTGCGACAGGTTGGTACACTACGTCATCGGCAGGAAAATTGTTGTCATGATCCCAGGTATAAACTGCATAGGGTAGCGCTTGCCCCATTGGAGCCTTACCATAGAACGTTTCGACAACCTCGGAAAGCCCCTGATAAAATTGTTCTTTTGTCATGAAAGCTCCCTCCTGATCCGCTTCTCTACCTCGCTCTTGCACCACTCTTCTACTGGCTTGATATGCTTCTGCCCGCTTGCGTGGCCTACCTTACGGCCTCCGCGTACGATATCGTGTCCATTCTCCAGTAAGTGCGTAAGCTGGTACTGCTTATTGCGGATAACGTACTTCGCATACTTCTTCTTGCTTTGGTTATCGATTCCCCAATCATCTGCATAGTGCTTGTGGCCTCCGTTCCTGGCATTCTTCGGAGACGTAGATTTAAGCTTTTTAACAGCTTCCTTTGCTACATCTTCCTCAACCTTTAGGACATCAGCCTCCACTTCATCCGCGTATTTCATCAAAATCTCATTGATCTGCTTAGTTAGATCCATGAGCACCAACCCTTTCACCGGTATATATTTCCAACCGGTCAATCTTAGCGTAATATGTACGGACTACCGCATATCGCTGACCTTTATACTCAACTACTCTTTCACCCTGGTAATTGATTGGATTCGTTACAAACACAAAAGAGAACCCTAATCCGCTCTGAAGCCCGTTGAAAAAGTCACTTCTACCAACAGACTCTACCTCGCAGTAGATCTCTCTTTCCGTTTCCGTCTTAACCAGTGCGCCATAAGCATTTTTCGTATCGGTTTCAGCGATTAGCTTGATCGTGCTTTCCATATCACTCACCTGCCTTCATCTTCTGGGATATCACCCTCTGATTGAGCAAGTACCGGAGCATCCGAGGCATCCCGGTCTCGTTGCCGTCTCTCTTGCGCCACATATAAGATGCATACATCACTATAAGCTGCATATCTTCCACTGCGAGAGTCTCCGGGAAAGTTACTCCCTCCCGGACAATCTCTGCCTGCGCGGACTCAAGATACTGGTTAAGCCTCGCATCATATGCGGTGGAAGAAATCCCCAGATCAACTTTCAGCATCTCCAGCATCTGTTAGCCCTCCTATTTCTTCGAGCTTGTCGGTTTCTTTGGTGCGTCCTTCTTGGTCGCGTCCTTCTTCTCGACAGCATCATTTTTCTTCGTTCCGGCATAATCCGGTGTAATTACTACTGACATGCAATCCTCCTATTCTGTCTCGCAGACAAGTCCGGAGAGATCGAAGATCCATGTCTTCTCCTCGCCCGTTCTGCTCTGGATGACTTTCAGCTTCTGCTGATTCTTATCGGAGATCTTCAGCATTGCGTTCATATCCTGATCAAGCTCTACCATGCCGGAGCCGCGGCTATTAGTAAGCCCGACCTTGATGGATGTTGCATCGGAATCCTTCGTAAATTTCAGATTCAGGAAGTTGCCTGCGCCCCACCACTCAGAAGGAGCGCCGCTGTCAAGATATTTAAGTGTACCGGTAATGTTCTGTCCTGATACGGTCACTCCGGATTGCATATCGCTCACCGGAGTTCCCCACATTTCCGTCTCGCCGTCCTCAGGCGCAACAACGAGACTTGTTATAAATTTGCACCGTCCTGCGGGAAGGTATGAACCATATCATCCCCATCTGCTCCATTAATACCGATTGCAACAAAGCCGTTGGTATCCAGAACCTTACCATCATAACGAGCAGTGCCCTTAAATCCGGTCTGGTCAGCTACCCAGAATGCATGCTCGGAAGTACCGATCTTTGTTCCTGCACGTTCTGCAAGCAGATACAGATCTGCATAACCGCCAACGATTACATCGTCAGGCATGAATCCAAGTTCAATGATGTCACCGCCAACGATCGGGAGCTGGTTGCCAGCCACAAACAGACCGTTTGCATTAACATTCATCATAGCCATGCGAACCTTAAGCAGAGTCTTCTTGTTCATGATCCAGATCAGATCAGAGCCATACTTGCTGGAGATCAGTGCTGCATCGCCGATCAGAGCCTCGATCAGAGCCTTGTCCTTTACTGTATTTGCGTGAGAAACTACATTCGGAGTAGATGCCACAGCCTTCAGAGCGGTTACGATACCAACCGGCATCTTTGTGCCAGTGCCGAATACGATAGCTGCATCCAGAGCAAGGCCGATAGCCTGTCCGAGTGCACGGATCAGCTCGTTTGCAAGGTCAACATCGGAATCCTCAAGAGTAGCGTTGCATACCTTGAAATATCCGCCTACCTTGTAACCGTCAACCTCAACCTTGGAAAAGCTCAGGTCAAGCTCATTGATGTTAGCGCAAGCCTCGGTCCATACTGCTTCCGGGATAGCTCCCTCGATAACAACACGGCCCTCGCCAGGAACGCTTTTGAGGAATACGCGGTTATAGAGCTTGGAATAATCCTCAATGCTCTCCTTCAGCACGCCAATCAGAATCTTCGGGATCAGATATCCGGCATTGCTGATAGTTCTCTTCTCTGCGATTGCAGACCGGATTTCTCCAAGGAAAGTCTGCATCTCATCCCGCTGCACGAATACGGAACGCTCCTCATAGTTCATCTCTTTCCATCTCTTCATGGTTCTAATCTCCTTCTGCGGTGCTACCGCTTCTCTTTTTTCTTCCGCCGGCGCTTCTGTCTCCGGCTGTTTCTCTTCGATCTCGGCAAGCTCTCTCTCAAGCTTGTCAACTTCTGCTTCAAGATCAGTAACAGCCTTTTCAGCCTCAGCTCTTTCTGTCTCAAAAGCATCAATTGCTTCCTGCACGGTAGCACGTTCTTCCTCTGTTTCGGCTTCCTCGATGCTCTGTGCAAGTTCTGCCTCTCGGGTCTTAAGTGCTTCCATCTTCGCTCTTGCCTCTTCCAGAGACTTCTGAGCAGTGCGGAGTTCCTTGCCCTTCATCAGACTTCTCAATGCCATTATTCGGCACCTCCTTCTAATTTTTTGTGCATTTCTGCTTTCCATGACTCCAAACGCCGCTTGTTTATCTCTTCCAGGTCTCGAGCCCTTGCAGAGATTGCGGTTTCTTCATACGCTGGAAACGTACAGGCAGAGCACTCAAAAAGCTCGATATCCTTAATTGTCCAATGGACACTCCCATCCTCTCGGTAATCGGTTTCCTCGCTGATGATATTGAATCCAATGGAACACTGATTAACATCCCCACGCTTCACACGGGCATATAGGTTCATTGCATCCTGATCGTTCGGATTGATCTGGATTTTTCCCCATAAACCGTGCTCATCCTGTCGGATTTCAAAGGTGTGTGCCGATGTCCGACCAAGTACAAGCGTGGTATCATGGTTAATCAGGGCCCGGATATCTCCTGCCAATGAGCTTGTGAAAGCTCCCGGTGCTATGCTTTCAGACATTCCCATGCCTAAGTCATAGTTGCTATTAAAAACGGCGAAGTACCCTTCAATTGTGAGTGCGTCACCGTCTTCTCTCGTTTGGAATTCTGTTGCGGCAGTTCGGAGCTGCCTATTCTCTCGATTCATTACTTATCCTCCTGTTGTATCAGCTTCTTCTGAAGCGCTGACATATCCCATGGTATGTAGTTCTCCAGCACCTTCAGCTCGTCCAGTCCTTCTCTCGGACTTAAACCAAGCTTATCCCGCACCTCATTTCCATCTACATATCCACGATCACCGAGTGCGCAGAACACGCTGGAGATTGTCTGAAGATCCCAATCAAGCAAGGACATGATATTGAATCTCACATACCATTTAGGAGATATAATCAACTTGCGCGTCATTTCCTGCTGGA